CCCCATCCAATCTATCTGACTAGACCACTCATCCTCTTGAGCACCCATAAAGATGTCCAGTGATGAACCCGCTACATCAACACCTGTGGCACCTGCTTTCGCTCTCGACTTCGCCATGTCTTTATCAGCAGATAACTGAGCGCGTCTTGCCTCTTCCTCACTCTCAGCCATAATTCGACTAGCGTTACGAGCAGCAATACTCTTCTGCTCTTTGGCTGCTGCCTTAGCTGCCTTCTGCTGACTCATGCCGGAGTAAATACTCATTGCTCCTGCGGCTACCATCATCGCTACTGCTACTGGTGCACCCATCTTAAACCTCGCTTATCTTTGCATACATGAAAAGGTCGTTCCTCTCTGGAGTTGCCTTACGCATCAACCCCTCTTTACTCAAACCGACCAATTCTATAAATCTTTCGTATTCTGGCTTGTCAGCTCTTACGACAGCCTGAACTCTAAAGCATCCATTCTTAACTGCTTCAGCAACCATCCTTCTGCTGTGCATTATTAATGATCTTCCATGCCCTTTAGCTTCATCTGAAATGTAAGCCCAAAGGAACCCGATGCCCTTCTCAATAGTAAGGATCCCGCCACAAGCAAGAACCTCATCACCTTCCATCATTGTCCACGCCAGTTCATCGTTATCTGCTAAATTACTGCCCAATGCATCACCAGCACGAACCCTCACTCTATATGAGTCCCCTGCTGTGTATGGAACGAATCTTACGCCCACCATCCACCAGCTCCCAGTGGCTCTTTCTCGTCATCAAGGTGCTTTCCTGAACCCTTTGCTCCACCCCTCTTTCTGCCTTTCACGCCTTGTGAACCGGCTTTAGCTCTAGCAAGAGCAGACTCCTCAGCCCTTCCCTCTAGAACGCCTTCTGCTCCCTCATAGAGGTCATCAGTTGGATTCTCCTTCAGGTACTCATGCCTTTCAGCAGCATCATCCCTAACATTTTGCGGTAGGTTCTGGCTATCAGCCATCAGCTTGCTCAAACTAAATGCACCCTTAGCTAACTTCCCAGCTTCATTCGTAACCCTGTTCCCAAATTGATGGGTATAAAATTCATCAAATGTCCTCTGCTTTGTATACTCAGGCTTTGTCTTGGCTTGCTCCTTTATCATCTCAAGCACATCCTGCTTGTTCATTCCATCGAACTGCCCTTTCTCAAAAGGCTTTGAAGGCTTTGAAGCCTTTATCCTTGGGCCTTGCACATTCTCTTGGTAGTACTGCCTTAATGTTGTTCCGTGTTGACCAGACTTCAGCTTATCCATAGCCTCATTGTAAGAAGCTGTACGGCCTTTTTCGTACTGATCGTATGAACCCCCTGCCTCTAGACCTCCAGCACCTGCTCTGGCCCTCTGAGTAGCTAGGTCACTTTTGTATCGCTTTGTCTCATCGGTAGTCCATTTATTGTAATTGCGCCAGTATCCTCCGATTTCCTCTCTGACCTCTTCATAGGTCGGTTGCATTGAAAACCGATCTTTTAACTTCCCCATTGCTACCTCCTACAGTATTTCTTGAGCCAACTCGCCAGCGAATGAAATCACTGTGCAAGGTAACGGCAAATCTTGGACAACCGTAATGGTTGCATCTCTTGTCCAGCCCAGTTCAGCTACCGAAGAACGCTCGGTTCTATCAGGCTCACGGGTATCCATTAACGTTGACGGGTAACGCTCAGGCTGTCTCTCTCCGTTAATGAGTGGTTTCGATGAATCAAGCAACGTTACGAACAGCTTGTTGTATCGCTTCATGTGGGTCTGACCTGAACCGCCCTGTGATCCCTTATCAAAGGGAAGCGTTACCATTGTCGAGACGAAAGGTAGGCCAACGTAGACCTCTGTTGCAGGCCAATCCAAGGTGATTTCACCACCCGTAACAACCTTCTCTGGGTGAACAGCACCGTCAGCAAGCACCTGCACTGTTTCCCCTTCTAAATGGCCTAATCCTGCCACTGCACTCCCCTTTTCATTGAGAGTTTCAAGCATCCATGAGTCCATGTGAATGTTGTTAAGTACAGGAAAGTCCTCGATGTACATTGTTCCATCTACACGCTGAACCAGCGCGAACTTAACGTCAGCACCACGAGAGTTTCCTACAGCGAAGTCCAAGACCTTTCCGCCAAAATCATGACGGCTCCATCCGTAGATTTCTTCCCCTCGCTCATAAGTAAGTAGCGCACCAGTCCCATCCTCAAGAACACACATGAAAAGGTTGTCAGGATTCTGTGCCCAAGCAATGTGGCGTATACCTGCTTTTGTTATCTGCTCCGAGAAGAAGGTCAGGTCGTTAGAGAGCCAGTTATCTGCTGCCCATTCGTACTGCATGGCCCTAACCTTTCTGCCATCAGATGAAATATAAAAGACCTGATCACCAACCAAAACAGCCTGAAGCCCTTTAGAGCCGTAAGCTGATTGCTGGGTTACTTGAATGTCTCCCGGAGTTATCACGCCTTCAACGGACGTAACTATGTGCTCTCCAGTTGTCGTTCCAATTAGGAGGTTTTTGGTGGACTGAATCCACCTAATGTCACCCTGTTTTGCCACAGTGAACACAAGGGATTCATCAGCCAATGGCCCTAAAGTGAAGTTCTCGTAATCGTTAGACTTCGATGCCCACAGTGTTTGTGGCTCCTCAGGGGTTCCTGCTAACCATAGACGACCCTCATGGAATACTCCCGTTCTGGGCCAATTTGTTCCTGTCCATTGAGCAGGAGGGTCTGTAAAGACAACCTCCGCAAACAGGAATGAATCGAGGTCATAGTTATACACAACCTTCTGGGGTGGGTGGTTCGGGTGAGTAAGGTACGCCTCTCTCCCGCCAGAGGACACAATTATGTGAATGTCCTTTAGCTCCGACTCTTTCCAAGGGGTTACGAAGTCAGTAGCAGCAACTGTGCCTAGGGTGGAAATAAATGTGAAGCCAACAGTGACGTTCTTTACGCTATTAATGACAGACACCCATGCTGTTGTGCTTGGAATATCTACCTGTTCGTTAACAATACCGCCAATGTTAGAAGAGAACCTCCCGTAGCTATCATCACCAAGCGAAGTCCCAACAGTGACTGTATAAGCCTCACCCAGCACCTCCTCAACAGCAACCTTATATGTCCCAGATGATGGTACCGTTATCTCTTGACCAACCATACAAGAAGCACCGTTCTTGTTCTCATTAGTCATTAGCAATAGGTCTGGAGAGAAATCAATATCAGCCTTCCCACCATCGTCATCGACAACCCAGTTCGTACTCCCATCCCTAAAGCGTGGGTTTAATACATAATTGACAGCCGTTGTAACGCCACCTTGCGTATAGGGGGTTAATAGAAGGTCTGTTAAGACAAGCAGGTAGCCAAGGTTCTCGTTAATAACGAATGCAAAGATGCGTCCGTCATTGCCATCTATTTCAGCTAGAAAGCGAGTACCACCCCTCCGTACTGAAGGGCCGCGAGAATCAGCCATAAAGTTATTCATAACCGCTAAACCGGATTGATATCCAGCAGCATCTGTTCGACCCAATAGCTTCGGTGAAATCTCACCAGAGCTAAAGCTTGATTGGAGTGGGGTGATCTTCATGGATTCCCTCCCAAACGAACGACAAGAGCCTTAAGCGCAACTGCAAGGTTTAAACCTGATCTATTCGTGTAGCCCTCAACGTCACTAAATACCTTTGCGTCAGAGATTATTCCGTTAATAATAAACCCATTCGTCATGGCATCTGTAGAGTCCACTATGGCTTCACCGATTGCCTCAAGGACAACGACCTGTGCTTCAGCAGCATTTGCAATACGCTCTTGCTGTAAAGTGAGGTCACTTATTACTTGCCGTAAGAGTACCTGATCTCCCGAAGATTGCTGGGTGCCTTCATATAACTGACCAGCTATCTGTCCGTAAGCATTATCGCACTTACATGCGGATCCTGATGGTGTCCAATCTGGTGGAAATGACATAGTTATACATAAGGCCCAAGGTTGCTAGAAGGGCCAGCAGTTCTGGCTCTATTGGCCCACTTGCTGGTAATTTTTCTTGATCTGCCCTGAATACCATCTCTGGTAAAGGCCTCTTTCATCTTCGTCTGGTAAACCGTTAGATGAGTTTCCATTAATGATCTTGAGTTCGTTAAGGCAATCGCCATGTCAGCTGCAAGCCTTGATACCAAAGCCTGAACAAACAGTGGTGAAAACTTCGCAGGATCAACTACCTGATAAATAACTTGGCATTTACATGATATTTGGTTCATCACGATGTTGTTGCCTTCAACACGCCACTCATCAACTGGATGCTTGTAGCTCTCCCCAACGAAGATAACCCGTAACACGTTTGATGGAAGTGGGAATGCATTCGCATACTCACCCTCTGGGGCAGTAGCCAAGGCTGGTAAAGTCATCCATCTGGTAGCAAACGTCCAATTGTGGGCCTCTATAACAGCGTCACGGATTGGTTGATAGTGTGCCTTGCACAGCTTTGCTTCAGTCGTATCATCGTCTAACGATATAACCGTATTTGCTCCAAGCAACAAAAGTGCCTGATTACAGATGGAAACTTCAGTAGCCATTAGCTTCCTCCAGCTTTAGCGTATGTGCCGTTAGATGTGCGCTTTCTAGGTGATTTACGCCTCTTCGCTAAGGGTTTAGGCTTAACAGCCTCAACTACTTCAGCCTCTACTTCAGGCTCCTCTACTTTAGCCACCTTAGGCATAAACGCATCAATCTCTTCAAGCGTATAGCCACCTCGAAAATGAGCATGAATATCCTCTATTGAGCTGCCATGTGTTGCAAGATTCTTGATCTTGTACGCATCACCATTTCTCATGATGAGGGGCCAATCTTAACGCCAATTATTGCCATGTTACCTCCTAGTAAAATATGACCCCGATTAAGGGGTCATATACAGATAAAGCCTTATGTGACTGTATCAGCCAGTTTAGCTTGAACGATGTGCTCATCTTCAACACGAACAGCAGCCATCTGAAGCATCAGATAAATCTGCCATGCAAATGACATATCAGTACGCTCACCAACACGAGTAGCAATGTCACCACCAACATGCAGACCCAGTGCTTTCTTGGTGAAAGCTAGGCAGTCAAGTTGATCGGCTAGTGGTGAGTTTAGGCGATTAGAGACAATCCAATTGAATCCCAAGAAGTCAGGCATGTAACCGGTAGCCAATGCCTTTTTGTCCTGAAAATCACCAGAAACAACCTCAATTAACTGGAACATTTTACGCTTCTGCTTAGGCCCAATGACGAAGAATCTAGGTTCATCAGGGTCAACATCATTCGCGTCAAAGACCTCTTGAGTTTCAAGAATGAAGTCCAGAGAGATTTCGGCAGTATAGTCACCAAGGATCTGTCCGGCAGGTAGAGCAACTGTACCACCAGCACCATCTGCAGCATCTGCAGTAGCAGCCGCAATGAGGATGTCGTCAATTTGACGGTTCATATTCATCACGAGGTTTTCAGTTGATGCGCTCTTCGGATCAATCAACATCTGAATAATATCTTCTGGTTCGATGATCTCACCAGTGTCATATGTTGCTAGAACAGTGTTTCTACGAGTCCAGCCAAGTCCGTCAGTTGAACCGACAGCACCTGATCCGTTACCACCAGCAGGTGATACTTTACGGGGAGAGTCTTTCAAACGTGCTGAACTAGCAGCTAGACGATCCCAGTTGTGCTTTTCTGATTGTTTGTTTACTTCGCTAACGCAATGACGAAGACGAGATTTTGATTGCTGTGCCAGTTGACGAACGTTGTTTTCAAACGTTTCGATATAGGCATTAGGTACTGTGATAGCCATTAGAGGCTCCTATAAAAAGAATTAATTTAAAGTTAATCTCTTTCAAGGTAGTCCACAAAATGGGCCTTTCCATTGATGTTGCTGCTCAGTGGTGAATAATCCAAATAGGGGTCACCTCTTACTAGCCTTCGGCTAGAGGATACCACCCATTCTGCGTAATACAAAATGGGTGGATTATATTTATCCGTTTACTGCCAATATCTGCTCGCTTAATGAGACTAGCCTGTCCTGAAGATCCTTCTGCTCTCTAGGGGTGAGGTTCTCTTTAATTAAACGCTGGGTCACTTCGTTACGTTTCTGCCTCAACTCATCGGTTGTTGGCTGTGAGACGTTATTGACTTGATTAGCCATAGGCGAACCCTCTGCTCCCAGCTGAGTCGCAATCGTATCAAGTAGCCGTAAGGTAGGGGCATCAACGTTATTCCCTGCCAGTGCTCCCTCAATGCCAGCATGACCGCCTAACTGCTTAACTATGGATGCAGCACGTTCAACCTTCTCGTTATAAGCCAAACCCCACTCACCCTGAAGCTGTGCAAGACCGGCATCTCTTTCCTTAACCATTGCGCCAATCTGGTTCTGGGTTAACTCGTTATGCTTCTGGCTGATTGCCTCGAACTGCTTTTTAGACATCCCAAGCTCATGAGCCGTTCCTGCCAAAGCACCAAACGCTTCAGCATCAACACCCTCTGGTGCCACATAACCACCAGCATCCTCAGGCCTACCTAATGAGTTGTACACATCAGCCATAGACTCAGCGTTCTCAAGGTCAGGCTTCTTCATTAAGCCCAAGTTCTGGTGCTCAAGAACCCTAGACGCAAAGGCACTGATAGCCTCGTCACCAGCCTCGTCAGTAGGGATACGTACTGAATTACCCACCATCGCCTTGGTATCAACAAATGCCTTCGCTAAGGTAGCCACATCAGGCATGTCCTTTAACGATAGGTTATGCTTCAAGTCTTCAGGCAAGTTACTCTGCCAGCTATCACCATTCTCAACTATAGGTGCTGCAGTTACTTCTGTTGATCCAGTTACTTCTGTTGATCCAGTTACTTCTGTTGATCCAGTGCTAATTTCTTTTGTCATCGTTCGTCTCCGCAAGTCTCTTCAATGTCCAGACAACATCACGCTGTCCAATTTGCCGACTCAGATCACCGTCCGTAATCTTATTGTCGTAATAGCGATCCGATAGGAACTTCATCAGCGCCTGACCGTCTCTCGTTTTAAATAACCTATCAGCAATTATTTTGATCTGATCAAGGTGTGTTACTTTCTTTATACCCATTACTGCATCCCCTCCATTGCTCCTTCAGGAATCTCAATACCAGCATCCTGCATTTCATTAGCCGCTGCTCCAACAGACTGCATTGCATCACCAGCACCCTGTAATGCAGCAATCTGCTCTGCTGCCTGTTGCTTCTTAGCCTTCTCTTCACGTTCCTCATCAATCTGAGCCTGACCCTTGAGGGCTTTAGCTGGAACACCCTGCATAAGTGCCATTTGTCTAACAGCACCATCGATGTCAACAATATCCATTGCTGCAGGATAGGCTTCTGCCAACTGTGCTGTAGCCGTTAAGAATTGCTGAATGGCTTGAGCCGTATCAAACTTCTGAGAGCGAGGTAGTGGCCCTGAGTACTCAATATCCAATGAAGAATCATCGACACCCTCAGGTAAATCCAACAGCTGACCTGATCGGTACATGATGTTGAAGGCTCTCTTTATTAATGGATCAAGTAGGTCAGTCTTCAGTCTGCCAAATGTTGGCCCTAATAGCCGTTGCATTAACTCGTAACGGACATTGACCTCTGTTGCAGTCATTGCCGGAGACTCTTTCAGCTCCAACTGATCTTGATAAAAGTACTTTCTAATCGCATCAACCAGCATCTGGATCTCAAGGTTCGATACATCAAATCGTGACCCAGATTCGTAAGGTTTAATGCCATTTATGTCCGTTACAATGGTCAATGCACCCCTATCCAGATTGATGTCACCAAGCAACGCAGCCTCTTCAGCCAAGTTAGCTGGATCAATCGCTTTACCTGCAGCTTCCAGAGTTGCCTCCTTCACCTGATTCAACGTAAGGATGTCTGCTAAGGCAACCGTTGCTGGACTATGACCCCACTTTGAACCCGCAGTCTTCCTCCACCTCGATACGAAGGCTGGCATCTCGTAATAGCCACCCTCTTCACCAAGAAGCTCGGCACCTGTCTTCAATAAATACTTGTAACCAAAGGGCCTCTTCTTTGCTGCTATCGGCTTACCTGTGTCCAAGTCAATCGGAACCTTCCTTGGGAATACGCAGAAGATTATGTCCAGCTTCGTTGCACTAAATGCAGGGTTATCTGCCTTCTTCTTAACACTTTCAGGCACCTTGTCTTCACCAAACTTTGAGATAATCTGAGTGGGAGTCCACTGGAGGTGACGGTATAGTTTGCTAACCTGTTTGGTATGATCCTCTTCAAAGTAGATCTCACGGACTGGGATAGCAGTGAAACTCAACTTACCCGTATCCTCATCAAGCTCCTCCGTTAGGCAGGAAGTGCCAAAGCCAACAATATCCAAATAGGCTTCAGCTATCTCAATATCAAAGTTACTCTCATGTAATGCGTTATAAAGCTTATTGGTTGAATCATCCAACCACTCCTTAACGGCATCATCCTCATTCAGCTTCTCGTCACGGAACTGCAACGCAAACCACTTTTGAGCAGGAGACGTAAGGTTGCCATGAATACTGGCTGCTAACGACTGACAGGCAAAGATAGCCGTTGCATCGTAAATAGCTCGTCTATGCCAATCTACCTCACCCTCATCACTGAGTGACGTATAAAAGTCTCCCCGTAATGGCAGAACAAACTTCTCAATCAGATCCCATATTTGCTCTACTGACCCCTTACGCTCACTGCGTAGAGCCTCAAAGCACTTAACTATATCTTGATTATTCACCGAAACATTCTCCTCAAAGGTCGTATTGTTTTATTAACTTTAAACTTGGTTGTATCAACATCAGGCTTGATGAGTTCTCTTCCTTCACCTGCTCCCATCATCAGGTATTGAAGTGCCTCTGCAACATGACTATATCGCCCTTTGTCAGGCTTATCATGATAACGCTCATCACCTGATACCTGAACACGTCTGTACTTATACCCACCCGCTAACGCCTTCCTTAAGTTGCGACACCTTGGGGATATAACCAATCTCGGAACAGCTTGCATCGTTAAGGTGGTCAATGCCTTCGCTACAGACTCTACCCGTAACATAAAGTCATTGCTGGGAGCCTTAACTGCCGGAATACCTTGTGCTCGTAATATCTGAAAGGGAGTCCTCTCATCAACCTGACTACGCTGCTCACCAGCTGGATCACCCCAAGCCCTAATAGTATGACCCCTATACTTCTCTTTAAGGAGCTGACCAAGCAACTCACCAAACCTGACAGCACCCATATCCTCCGTAACAAGCTCATCATAAATAATCCACTGATCAGTAGCCGACTTCTGAGCTATAACGGCAGCTGGAGTTAACCCAAAGTCAATCCCAACATACACAACACCCCTCATTATCTGAGGCTCATCTTCAAGCACATGCACTGTATCAGAGAACTCTGGAAAGATAGGCTTACCATCCTTCACATACCCATACTTCCCATGAACATAAACATCAATCCAAGCAGAATCATGCCCTGACTGAAGCCTCTCGTAATAGTTAGGAGGCAAGTTAACCTTATTCTCAGCCTCCTTACTCAACCCTGATGGCTGATGATAAACACTCCAACCGTCAGGACGATCCTCCTCAAACAACCGATACCACCAGTGATCAGTATCAGGAGGGTTCGTATCCATAATAATCCCATTCCATGTAGGCCCACCGTCCCTCCTACTGGGGAAACGCCCTACACGACCCTGCAACATATCCAGAATAGCCCTCGGTATCTCCTTTGCCTCGTTAATCCATGCTCCCGTTAACTCCAAAGACAGTAACTTCTTCACGTCATCAGGACGATCTAACGCCCTAAATAGAAACTCAACATGCATATCACCCGACTCAAACACAAACTCCATGTCAGCAGCCTTCCACTTACCCAATGACTGCGGAAACCAGTCAAAGAATGTCCTTATAGTCGTATCATTTAGCTCCCTATACGTATTCCTAATGATCGCCCAACGACTTCTACGTATCCCATCAGGCCCTTTCTCCTGCTCACTCATCAACTTCAGCAGTTCAGCAACACATCCAACACTCTTCCCACTCCCAATAGGCCCCACCAACCCCCTTATGAAGTCATCAGAGTCATGAAACTTCCAAATCGTAGGCCAAGCCAAGTACTCCCTGTTAATCAGCTCCATTAACAACCTCCTTCGAAGGCATAGACACAGGCCGTATCGAATACAAAGAGCAGCAATCAACAGGACAACTCTCTATTTGCTGTCTCCACGAACCATCATCAGCAGGATCAAAGCCACATTCAATACAATGTGCAATCATCTTCCCTTTAAAACCGCTCTTTCCTGCATATTTAGCCACTAATGCAGCCTTACGGGTATGTCTCTCCTCGTGATGCTTATTCATGCTCTTATATCTCCATTAAAGTAATAACTACCAGCGAAAAAAATAATATATATGGGGAGTTAATGTTGTTTCTGGAATAGTGTTTAGGGGTCTAGTTGTGAGAGGGTGACATATCGCTATGTTGCCTAGCGCCATTTCGGGGGGTAGGGGGGTCTTGATACGTCATACACATCATCATACACATAGCTTTTATTCTTTTATTGAAGATCAATTGCACAGTGTTAACCCTTTGATTCCACTACAGTTTCATCAGCTTTAATAGTAATGGGGTTTAGTTCAATAACCTCTTTGCTATTATCAACCTGCAATACAGGCTGTCCTTGTTGACCAATACTAAAGTTGAACTGTACACCTTCACCATTAGTCGTCATATCCATAGATCTAAGCTTTGGATAGATGTATTGAGCCACTTCTTTGGAGGCATTAAACCGTGTCACTGTATCGTTCTCTTCATCATTTGCAATCCTTGCCATATGTATTACAGCATCATATTCCGGAAATTCCCGTCTTAATCGATGCATCATTCCACGACGATGATGACTTATATTA